ATTGCTCAAGGTGCTGAAGATAAAGCAATCTTTGAGGCTGGCGAAGTTTTGATCGTGAAAGTCACAAAAGCATCATCAGGTAAAAGTACAAATACTTCGATCTGTTTGCAAATGCGTCAAGCACGTTCTTACTAACTCACTGACTTTGGATAAAAATGTATGCCTCTCGTAACAACCGATATATTAAAGGAATACTTGCCTGAAGTTACAGGGACGGGAAGCGATACAGAATTATCTGATCTTTTGGATAGAGTCGAGGCAAACGTGGCCCGTTTCCTCGGCTTTCCTGCGCCTGATAGCAGCGTTACAAAGACGCTAGCAGTTGCAACGTATACAATGTATATCGATTCATATTGGATGGATAACATTAGCGTTTTACAACTGCCGATCAGACCAGTTGTAACGATCACCAGTGTACACGCAGATCCCGATCGTGTGTACGGCGCTGATACAGAAGTGAATACAGGCGAGTATGAGATTGATAAACAAGAAGGACTCTTGATCATCAAAACGAATACAAGCACTGTCGGATTTACAAACGCATATCGTGGAAATAAAGTTGTCGGTACTTTTGGCTTTACGCTATTCCATAAAGATCTTGTGCATGCTGTCTGTGTGTATGCTTCTCAACTGCACAGAGCGAAATCAAGCCAAGGCAAGAAGAGCAATGCACTGAGAGGCGCAACGACTTCATATCTTCCAAATACAATCCCTCAGGAAGTCAAAGAGATCTTGTATCCCTATCGCAATTCGTTTGTGATCATATAGGGGGCAAGGATGGATTTCAATGAACTGTCTCCGCAAATGCGAGGGGCTAAAACTCGCCTGTTAAACTTGCTAGAGAAACGATTAAAGATCGCCGCCCTACAAATGGAAGGGCGATCAAAGCAAGTCGCATTTTCTAGATTCAACAATCAAACTGGAAGGCTACGTCAGAGCATCGCGGGACGCTTTGCAATAGTAGACGGCAAGCCGACAGCCATACTACAGGCAGGCGGGCAATTTGGCGGCGCTGAGTTGAATTATGCGCGCTTTATTGAGTTCGGTACTCGTTACATTAAGCCTCGAAGATTTCTGGGTCGTAGTATCGAAGCGCAGCAAAAGCAATTCCAGCCCAAATTACAAGACCTTCTACGCGCTGCACTGATTAAGGAATAACAATGGCAAATGCTACGATTTACAGAGTATTGGAAGCGCTCCAAACAAAGACGGCGCAAGATTTTTCTAGTGATCACAGTGGGCTCGATATGCGCAATTCTGTTGTCATTGGTGCTTTGCTGGATCCTCCGCGCGCGCCTTATGCATCTGTATCATTCTTGGATTATACGACAGAGCAGGGCTTGAATCTTGCCTCTTATCGGATGTCAGCCAGATATGAAATCTATTGCTTTTGTGGTGGCTCAGATCTCTCAGACAGATCCAAAAATGTACTGAATCTAACTAGCGACATCATCAAGGCAATCACAGCTGATCGATTTCTAGGGCTGGCAAATCCAGACACCACAAGAACGATCGACAATGTGATCTGTAATTTTACGGCAATAGAAGGCGATAGATTTGGACTCGATGGCATTGCAATCGGTTATATTGAGGTCACAGTTACATTTCAAAGTAGAACGGGGATCTAGATATGACGTGGTTTGATGCAGACTATAGAAGGCGGCAGATTGTAGCCATTGACGCGACAGGCGGATCAGGCTCAACAGCAACGATCGACAGTGAGTTTCTAGTACCATCTGATTGGGATGACTTCTGGGACAATATCCGATCAGATTTCAATGATGTAGTCGTGACAGATTCAGAAGGCAATCTTGTAAGCTTTGCACGTAAAGCCGGAGCCAACTACAGCACAAGAACATTGACACTACAGATCGACGGGATGCAGATCAAGAATGATGATTCTTTTGCTGTCGCTTATGTCTATTTCTTTGAGCCAAATGAAACAACAGATCGCAGTGTATCCGTTACTATTTCCAGCGCCAAGGTTGGGCACATAATGCTTTCAGCCCCTCATTCTAGAGTAGTAAATCAGCCAGCCAGTCAGAGCGCGCTAGATAGCCCGATACAGTCTTTTGTGAAAGCATCCACTGACGAGGTCCACGTCTATTTCATTGTCAATTCAGGATTTGCAAAACGGATCAGCCCATACAATGAACGCAACGATCAAGAAGGGATCGACTACGTGCAAGTGTTTTCCTATGATTCGAGCGGCTCAGATGCCTCTTCCCGATACGATGAGTCATCCACAAGAATCGGCAACGGATTTGTGAGAGCAACATACAAGGCTGGCGACACTGGATCCGATTATGCAATAGCAATCCAAATCTCAACAACACTCGGACAACTGTACCAAATACGTGCTATTTTACGAGTAAAGAATCTATTACCTTAGGAGTAACACATGTCTATTTTATTCGCGCAAAACTCATTTCTTCGAGTCGGAGAGGAGACCAGTTGGGGCGGCGGCTTCAGTGGCTCCAATCATCAAGACATCAAAATGATCAGCAGCACTCTCCAGATTGTACAGGAAAGAGAGCGCACAACACATTTATCAGTACCTACAAGCGGCATGCAGTCGGGTACGTTTGAAGGCTTCAGAAATGCAGGCGGCTCGATTGATATACCGGCATACTATGACGGGATCGGCGTATTAATTAAAGCCGCCTTAGGTGCTATTGCATCCACAACAGGATCGGCTCCATATACACACACATACACCCCCGCCGCCTCGTTGCCTTCTTTGAGTATCCAGTTTCAGCGCGGTACAAATCTGGCTAACAGCATGGAGGATTTCAGCGGCCTGAAAGTCAACACCATGACAATCAGCGCAGAAGCCGGATCGGAAATGACGATCTCTTTTGACCTGATCGGCAAAGATGCAAGCGCAAGAACCACCAATATCACAAGCGACTTTCCAGCACATGATGAAGTTTTGCATTTTGAGGCTGGCGATCTAACTCTTGGATCTTCATTCTCTCCGACCGCTTTACAGATCCGATCTTTTGAATTGACACTGTCAAATGCTATTGATCGTCGCAACTTGCTCGGCTCCAAACTGACAGGCGAGCCAGTATTCACCGATCTGCGCGAGGTTACAATGTCTGTGACCTGTGATGTAACTGATAACACGCTGTACAATGCATCACTTGCTGGCACTACAGATGACGTATCTTTACAGTTTACACGCACCGCATTAAGTTCACATCACTTTAAAATGACACTGTCAAACGCTACGATTGAAGATTACAACGACAACATCACAGCATTTGGACGTGTAGAGCGCACATTCACATTTAGAGGCACTGCAAACGCTACAAACGCCGGATTGACTATCGAGATCAAGAACGCCTCAGAAAATGGATTGTACGGCGATACCCCGTAAACACTTGACACAGAAAAAGGAGCCCGTTAGACTCCTTTTGTAATCTTGACAATTGCATCTGACTGCGCCCCTTTCTTTACCGTTGTTTGGGGGCGCAGTCTTTGCTTTTTAGATTGCTGTGCTTGCCAGCGCTCGAAGTAGTGACCATGCAATCATATACATCATCAATCCACACATTGAGAATCCGATCGCCTGTCCTAGTTGCTTTGCTTGTTG